TAGAGTAGTATCCGCATCCCCCCGCAATGACAAATAACCCCTAGGCAATCCTGCACCTAGGGGTTTTTGTTTTATTTAATTATGCGCCAACCTTGTCGCAATAATCGCGCTCAAATTGCGCTCTGCGCTCTGCAAGCATTTGCTTAATTTGTGCTACTAATTCAGCAGTTGAAAGTTCTTCAAGATTTGTAGCCATTTCGATTTCTCCAGAATCTTGAGCGCCGTTCGCTCATGTCTTAAAGATATACTTCCGCTAACCTCAAGTCAAGGATATTTAGCCAAATCTTAAAAATTTTTTGTGATTTAGCCCACATCCTGACGGATGTGTTCGAACAGATGTTCTAATCCAACCAGAGGCGATACTCGGCGCTTACACGCCCGCGTTCTGGATCAACGAAGTGAAGGCGCTGGCTAGGCTCTCCGTTACTGGCAAGCAGGTCTCTGGCGTATCGGTTGCCTGTTTCGACTGCGCCTGACATGAATACTGAACCCTCACCGTTTGCCATGTTCCAGCTTTGGTGTTGGTGGAAATGTCCGATGTAAAGATCGCGGAAATCAAACCCTTTGGTGATTTTGTCCACTTCATCGAAGAACTTATACGCACCTGACTTCCAACGGTCTGCGAATCGGACAATGGTGGATGCAGTACCCCATCGGATTTCGTCACCGTGAATAAGCAACGCTTTATATCCGTTACTTTTGCCTGTTGGGTCTGGGATGTGGACACGCTGAATATCCTCCTTTGTCATTTGCCAAGTCAAACGCTTTTCGTCTTTGAGAGCTAGTCCGGCGAACATATAGGTCAACTTATCCCAGTTCACATCTTTGGGAAGCTCTCCTAATTTTCCGACGCGACCGTGGTTGCCTGGCTCACAAATAACCGTTACCTTCTCAAAGTTAGCAAGAAGTGTGCGAACTATGTCAATAAGGATGCGCGATGCTTCCACGAACTGCGACATAACATCCGAGTCCACTTCGTACACCTGAGAGGGGAATATGGTCGTGTTCTCCACGATGTCGCCACCAAGCATTAGGTAAATCTCTTTAACAGGGTGATCAGCGCGTTGGATATTGGCGATGCGGATTGTTTTCTCTACGCTCTGCTTGACTAGGCGCTCACACTCTTTGGTGTCGTAAGTAAGAGTTTGCTTACCAAGTTGCCAGTCAGTTGAGTGCAAAAGAGCTACCTCGGCGCGTTTAGTGCGAGTGTCCTTTTTCGGTGGAGTGATTGGCGGTACTGGGCCGTATGAAAGCATGGCATTATGCGCGGCTTGAACAACGGCGGCAGTAAAGTCGTCTTTCTTTTTCTTGACATCCGCTAACTGCTTTTGAGTGCTAAGCAACGCCTTACGAAGCTCGGCAACCTGCGGATTAAGTTCTTTCTGCGCCTTCTCTAAATCGTCAGCTAGGCTCATTCAAAGCACCTGCATTGCTTTCGGCGGTGTTTGTAAAGCGCAGCTTTAGCCACCGTGTAATTGTTCTTTTGCAACATTTCATAGATACGGATTGTGCCGAATTTCTGATTCTCCAAGAGCGCGTTAAATGCCGTTCGCTCTTTGTCATTAATCTGCTTTAGAAATTCGCCCACGCTACAAGGAAATCCTGTAACGACTGGACTATTCATTAGTTCTTCAATAGCAGAAAGAAGCCCCTGCTCATCCATATAGCCTCCCTAGAGTTAGGGTAGAGACTAGCATGATTGAACAGGGGCTTGGTGTATTTCGGGGTGTGTCTAGTGAACGATACCGCTATTGATTTGTATGACCTTCTTTACATCTGTGCCTTCGGGTTGATAGGAAGGAACTGGCTCGGGAGCTCCCGAATTATTATCTTCAATGTTGGCGAGGTATGGGGTCTGAATGTGGGATGTCGGGGTAACATTGGGATTTGCTTCGGCGTTATGCGAGACTAATCCACCAGTCACAAAGCCAATGAGGATGTAGCCAAGGTGGGGCAGGTCGTGTTGAAAGCCTGTTGCCGCCCATGTGCTAAACGCGCTAGTCATGGCGATTGCTAATTGCTTGGCATCAAATATCTGAAACTTAAAGTGCTTCATAGCGAACCCTTAAGTTGGTCGTAGATTATTTGCGGGAGCGCCCCTGTAACTTTGATGCCTTCCTTGCCTTCATATTTCACTAAAGCCTGTTCAGTCTGGGTATTCATGATCCCTGTGACATATTGAGCGGGAAGCAGTCCAGCTTTGAGTAAAGCCTTCTCCACCGTCATCACGGCATCGTTCTGTTGACCGAGGTTAAAAGCAGTCGCGCTAGTAGGAAATGGCGGGGCAACGAATACTGTTGTGGCTTTGGTCGTAGCGGTCGGCGTAGTAGTCATTAATCCGCTATGTACGGCCCCTGTAACGCCCGCAACCGCCGTTCCTGTACCCGCTACCGCAGCAGTCGCTTTCTTGCTTGTAACGCCCTTAGAAACGGGTTTTAGGGCTACTGGGTATTTGGGTCGGACAATCGCGGCGAGATAGAAATAAGGTCGGTGAACTCGGAAGCATCCGCTTTCATGAATGGAGTCGTTAGGGTTGCCTGTGTTAAATCCGATGGTTGTCAATCCGTCAGGCGAGGCGTTTTCGATAATCTCAACATGGTCAACAACGCCGTCAGAATTCCAATCCCAAAAGGCTAGGTCGCCGGGTTGCCCTTGGTATTTATTAACGACTAGACCTTGGCGCTGAAACCAAGGAAGCGCGGCAGGGTTGTAGGAGAATCCTTTAGGGGTTTGCGCGGCAATGAGATTAGACAGACCGACTTGGGCAAAGCACCATGAGACACCCATTGCGCAATACGGCGCGTTCTTGATGCCGTACCAAATGCCATAAGGGTTTTCATCTTGCGCGCCAGCGTGAAAGCCAATCTGACTTCTGGCGACATTCAGAACATCTTGTGCGGTTGCCATCTCTGCCTCTCAATAGAAATAGCCCCCAACCCGAAGGCTAGGGGCTATGTCGGGTTAATTACTTTGTTGCGTCTGCTTGAACCAACTTAGTTGCGTCAGCGATAACTGCGTTAACAACTGGTGCGGTTAGAGTTGAAGGTGCGCCTGTTGCCGCGTCAATCTGATTGACAAGCGACTTAGGATTTACGCGAGCAAGGATTGGAGCAACAAGACCAGCTACAAGCGCCTTGATTGCAAGTTGCTTGAGTGAATCGTGTGGTGCAAGCTGGTGAGCAGCAAGACCAGCAGCCAAGATGCCATAAACATAATGTTCGGCAAGTGCCTTTTCCTTAGCGGTTACATGATAACTAAACTTTGCCATTATTGATCTCCTGAGATGTGTTCGGCGGCTGGCAGAGAACCAGCCTTTCTGAATCTTAGCGCATCCCAAAGGGGCGCGGGGATGTCATGTATTCCGAACCGTGTACGGTGGTGAGCTACGCACAGAACTTCTAGATTGCCCGGCGATTCAATCCATGCCTGAAAATCGTCATCATTGGCAAAATGTAACCCAAACGCCTGTTCTATCTTGGCGGGGTCTGTGCTTTCAATCTGAGAAAACTCAATGGTCGAATGGTGAAGCTCGGGCTCACCCGAACACAGGTCATCGGCAACTATGCACTTCCATAGCCCTTGGCGCTTGATGCGCTCCTTGGCTTGGTTGAATAAGTGGTAGTGCGGATCAGACTCGCGCGGCGAATGTTCCGGTACATTGGTCGCTAGGTGCAGGGTGAGCTTTTGCGAGTGAGCGTCAGTCATCTTTGCCTTCGAGTAGGTCTTGCAGGTGTTCGATTTCTTGCTTTTCTAGCTTGAGAATGTGGCGGATGATTTGCGCATCGCGCTTGGTCTGCCCAATCATGGCGATACCGATAATCAATTCAACGGTGACGGCAAGCCATGAGGCGAGGTTCATCCACTTGACATACGAGGAATCATCACCGAACCAATGTGGGCGAATCCACCAGACAACGGTAATGACAGTCCAGCCAATGACAAAGAACCAGTTACGGATAATGCTCTGAATTTTCCAACTAATTAGCTCGGAGAAAGTAAGAACATCGCCAGTTGATTCATGGATATATTTCTTATTGAACATTAGTCTCCGTTGGGAAATTTGTCGTTAGGATTAACCCACCGATACAAAATGGGAAATAGGGCGGCTAAGCCAGCCTGAACAAGAACATCTTTTTTAATGAGGTCTTTAAAGTGTAAGACAAGTTCGAATGTAAGAAACGACTCAAACCACGCTCGAAAGAGAATCCTCAGTTTCCTGCGGTTTCTCACGCGCATCATAAACCTTCTTCGATGTGGTTCTCAAAACGCCCTTCTAGCTTTGCCAACTCGCGTGAAATCTTTTGTGTCAATTTAGTGTTCTCGGCAACCGCTACCTCTAACCTGTGTAGCGCATCTGCCATAGATGATCCACCGTTGCGCTTGTAAGTATGAGCTTCGATGTTGTCTAGCTTGTGCTTAATCGAAAAGAAAACCTTTCCTATCGCGGCGATTGTTGCGAGTGCGGCTCCGCTTGCCCAGAGTACCTGCGCCCAGTTTGCGGCGTTAGCTAATTGCGTGGCGTTCATTTGCACCTTTACGGTTATGGGTTAGTTGGTTGGATTCCTTGCGGGCCAGTCACATCTGGTCGCTCGGGTACTGCGGTGGTGTATGGAGTCGGAGTTAAAGCCGCTTCCAACGATGCTTTGAGTACGGCGATTTCTTGGGCTTGACCCCCGATAATATCGCGCAACACTTTTAATACATTTTCTATATCTACTTCAGCCATTATTTGCCTTCTAACTTAGCTAGTCGTGTTTCGTGGTCTTGAAGCAATCCTATTATGCCCGGTATCAACATTCTTTCGTTCCAAGTTTCAATTTTGCCGTCTTGAATATCTACCGCTATTGGCAAAACCTCAGCCATTTCCTCAGAAATAAAACCGGGAATTAAAGCGTCATAACGCTGATCATCTGGTTGCAAATAATCATTATTATATTTAAAAGCTCTAGGTCGCAATTCAAGAATTTTAGAAGGTGCAAATTCTGGAACGGTTGTTAAATCAACAATACTGTTTTTGTAACGCTCACTAGATGCGGTGGAATATGTCCAAAATCCAGTAGTTGAATTAAAAAAAGTATTTGAGGTGCTACTTGTTCCAGTTCTGTTACCACTAGCATAAGTCAATCCAGTTAAAGTGGTTGTGCCAGTAACGCTTATGCCTCCTGTGCTAACACCAATTAAGTTGCTTGTGTTTGCCGCTAAAGACACATTTCCACTACCAACATACATTTGTGGAAAAGTTCCACCAGAGCCATCGGGTGAAGAACCATAATGAATAATTACGCCATAAGTTGATAATGGAACAATATGCGCGGTTGCACTACTGCCAACATAAAAATCCAAAGAATTGCTTGAACCAGTTAATTGAACATAGTTTCCGCTTGATGCGGTTTGAATTGTGTAACCTGTTAAAGTTCCGGCGGTCAATCTATCGGTCGTAATCGAACCAGCCACAATCTGACTGCCAGTAATGGTGCTAGCCGCAATACGCCCAGAAGCTAAATAACCTGTTGATATATTTCCAGCGTTAATGTTGGACACATTGACAACACTTGCGTCAATAGTTCCAGAATTAATTTTGTTAGCCGAAAAGTTAGCAAGAGCGTTAGTGCCAAGAGAGTTAGCTCCCCAAGTTGTGCCGTTCCAAGTAGAAATAGCATTGTCGGAGCTTGTGTTAAACCACATATCTCCAACAACAAATTGTGATCCTGTGTAAGGGGTGGTTGGAGTTGTGCCTTGTCGGTAAATAGCATTTTTGCCGTTTGCCGTTGTTTGCGCCGCAGTAGAGGCTTGTAAAGCTTGAGTAGCAACATTTTGAGAATTATAAGCAGTTGATTGCGCGGCATCTGCGGCATATTGCGCCGAGTTCGGCCCGCTTTCTAGTTTGCGAAGTCGGTCGTTGATTTGGTTAAACATATCTTGCAAGTTAGGAGTTAGATTTGCATACGCCATTTAGCTCACCGTTCCTGTTGTAGCAAGGGGAAGGGTTAGGGTTAAAGTCACGCGGTCTGGAGCATTTTCGCCGGGCGATACGCTCATGGCAACAATACGATAGACCTCGTTAGCCGCAACGCCACCTGTGCTAGATGGGAAGAAATCATCGTTAATAGATAAGCGCACGAAGTCGCCTAGTTTGTAAGTATTAAATTGCGGATCAACATAAGACGGAATGACAACCTGAACCGTTGTTGGTGGGTAGGACAAAGCGTTCACTTGACCAAGGGTAACGGCTTTGAGAAGCGTGGGGTCGTTGATGTCAATAAAGCTGGCTGAGGATTCCAGCAAAGGCCATGTGCCAAGCTTGGATGAATCAACGGCGGTGGCGATGAGCTTGCTGACATTTGCGCCGTAACCTAAGCCGTACACCGTGTTAGCGGTTGTTGTGCCATCTTCGGGATAAGTGTAAGAAACAATGTTGCCGGGAAAGTCAAAGACATGGGCGCTAGAAGTAGCCGCGTTATATGATCCGTTGCCAAGATAAGGAACGCCCATAGTAAAGGTGTTAGTAATGGCGCTGACACCTGTGCCACTTGCATAGCTAGGAACAATGCGGAAATCAAAAAATGGGGTCTGCGTTCCCGCATCCAAACCAGTAGATAAATCCTTAATGGCTTGATAGACAGTTTTTAATTCGAAGTTGTAATAGGTGCGGCTGACCGAGTAGCCCGATGTCGTGGTGTTTGTAGCTACACCAATATAGCCATAGGTTGCAGTTTGGGCTTGAGTGATGAGCTGATTGGCGATGTAGCAAGGGTCTTGATTGGTGAAAACGGTGCTACCGCCCGCACCGCCCGCAGTATTGTAAATGACTCGGCGGTTAAAGTACGACATCATTTCTTGACCTGTAATAGTCAAAATTTGCGTATCAGAGCTATATTCACGATTCCAGATAACACCGCCCCATACAGGCGATCCATTAAAGTCCACATAAAGCGCAAACTGTCCGGGGATGGTATTTGCCACGACATTCGCCGTCACGCCATACGCTCCCTGCGACAAGCCAGAGAGCAATACCTCGCCAGTAAAAGTACCGTTGTTATTTACCTCTTGGGTAAAGTTCACATTGGTAAAAGGAATTTCAGCAACAATAGGGTTTGCGTTAATTCCGCTCTGATAGAGCTGAGTAATAAAATAACGATAATTAGACATAAGCGTTCCGATAGGTTACTTGCATTGAACCTGAACTCATTGACCAAGTAGATGAAGTGTTACCGGGTTGGCTGAGCCAGCTAGAGGCAACAGTCAAAATCTGACGAGCATAGGTGGAGTTCTGATAGATAGAGCGAGCAAGTAAATCTATCGTAATGCTTTGCGATGTATTGACATTAGAGAAATACATATAGTTGCTAAAGCCGTCAGTAATGCTAAAGGTTGAAGCTGGCGGAGTGGCAATATAAATCGTAGGGCAGGTGGTTGCCCAACCTGTGTTATTGACCGTAACCGATGTTCCAGAAGTTACCGTTGCCGTATCGTCATAGTAACGAGGATCAGGGAAGTAAAACTCAACCTGAGTGGCGATAAAGCCAAAGGAAAAGTCTGGGTCAATCGTGGTCTTAATAGCGCGAACGCGACCGTACATCCGTTGCAAGCCTGTAGCAGAGGTCAAATAAAACTGAAATAGCCCAAGCTGATAGGCGCTAGAGGTAATGGTTGAAGGATAGTTACCTAACTGCTGATAGGTCAGATTTGATTGCAGTTGCTTGTAGTAATACTGCGCGTTGTGCGTTCCGTCTCCGGTGATAATAAGGTCAAAGGTTACGGTGCGAGAATCTAGGAAATCTCGACCCGACCATGATCCGTCAATGTAGCCTCGGTTGTCATCCTGAACGCGAAGGGCGGGAAGGTCAGCAAGACCGTCAATGTTTTCCACTACATAAGGCGTACCAGCGCCAAATAAGAATCCGTTAAAGGCAAACTGATAAGCAGACGAAGGAGTTGTCACTATCTTGCTCCGCTCTTAATCGCAGTAACAACCGCCTTGCTAGTAGCGGTTGGGTTTTGCGCGCCATTAACATTAATCGTTATAGGAGCAGAACCAGCGCCCATTGTACCGCGCTTCGCTTTAGCAACAGAGGTTTTACTTGTTGATTTAGTTTTAGCGGCTGAGGCGATGAGATGAACGCCGGGGCCTTGCAAGCTAGACAAAGGAGCAAGCGGGGTCGCGGCAGTTGTCGTGGGTACAGAAGTTGCACCACGCATAGGCATACGAGAAGGATAAGGAATGTTTGTGCCGGGAAGCATGGTGTTCTTTTGACCCTTAGTAGATGCCCACGCGATACCCGCAGCCAAAGCGCCGGGGAGTCCAACATACGGAGCGACTTTTGTTAGTGCGCCTGTTGCAAGCCCGCCAGTAGCACCCGCACCCAAGGCAGCGCCTTCGGCAGTAGCGGCAGCGCCAGCAGCGCCAGCGACTCCAGTAAATGCGGCGGTTAAAGTAGCAAGAACACCTAGCAACGCATCAACTTTAGGAGCTACCCATATCGCGGCAAGAGTAGCGACAAAGGCCTCAACGATTCCCTTGTTGTCACCGATCCATTTGCCAAACGCCTTAAGAGCAGGGATGCCGTCTTTAATAAGCCAATCGGTAATCTTGGTAAAAGTAGGAAGTAGCGCATTGCCTAATTGTTCTTCAAGCGCCTTAAACTTCACTTGCAAGACAGACCAAGGATTAGCTTGAGCGGCGGCGGCAGCAGCGCCTTTGGTTCGCACTTCAATCATTGCCAAAATTTGTTGCAGACTTGCGCCTTTAGGAATTGTCTTACCAAGAGCCAAACCTAAATCACCAAGACCGCGAGCTTGACCCATAGAAGCGCGAGCAACGGTGTCGGCGGCTTGTGCCAATGATTCGTGCTGGAAAGCAGCAAGGTCGGCGGTAGCTCCAAGAGATTCCAAAGCGGTTCTAGGACTACGCGTTGCAGCGGTCATTTGAGCTAAAGCGGCGTAAGTATCCTCGGTGCTAAAACCAAGGTTGAGCATAGCCTCGGCTTGCTGATCAATATATGGCTTAGCGTTGGCAAAACTTACGCCAGTATCGGTAATGGCGGTCTTAAGATTAGCCTGTGCTTTTTGAACGCTTAGCGCGGCTTTAATTCCTGCAACTGCCATAACGCCAAAAGCGCCACCTAAGCCAACAAGTGCGACACCTGCAAACTTTGAGGCTTTGGTCATGACATCAATAGAACCGCCAGCCTTAAGCGCGTTCTTTTGCATTTTATCAAGCTCGCCATTGACCTTTTGCATACTAGCGATTGCTTCAGTAGCTTTTGCTTGAATTTCAAGAATTACTGGGGGAAGAAAGTCAGCCATTGTTGTTCCTTCCTAACCTAGATGCTTGCGGACAATAGTGCCAATTAAACTTCTGAATTTATTAAATGCTGGTTGCATATATGGAAACTTCTCATTGTGTCTCCATGTAGGCGGTGCGTATTTGCCACCGACTTCAACCGACCGACCGTAAATAATGGTTGGGCCGACAACGGCGGTATAGCTGGCAAATCCTTCGCGGGATTTTTCGCCACGAATGGATCGGCGCAAGTTGCCTGTGCGGTTCTTGGGTGGTTCGCCCGGCGTGGCTTTTTCCCATTTATTGCCAACTTTGCCGCGTTGCCCCTTGATTTCTTCTTGGGCAAGCTGAATAAAGGTGGTCATCATTTCATCGCGGGCGGCGCGAGCGCCAACATCAATGTCGTCTATTTTGTGAGTGATTGCTCGTCTGACTTGATTAATGTTAGTGTTTATCACTCTCGACCTGTTTCATGACGGTATCAATAGACATAAGCCAATCAACCATTGCGGCTGGCTGGTTATCGGTTTCTTCAATAGTCCAGCCAAATTCTTTGGCGCAGTAATAATAAAAAAACTGGTCATCAGGATATTGCGCGCCGGGTGTTCTATCTTGACCTTCCAACGCCCACTTTAAGCGTTGGATTTGTCGAAAGGGCTATCGGGGTTCGATTCTGATTCAGGGGTTTGGGCAAGCGATGGAAAGAGCGCATCTTGCGCTTCTGAAACATGAACCGCCAAAGCGTCATAATCTGCCATAGTGAGTTCGTCAATAGAGGCAAGATGAACGGATGGAAGAATTAAATCAAATGACCATGCCTCAACAAGAACGGCAATAAGTCCATCCACCATTGACATAGCTTGCAAAATGCCTTCTTGACCGTTTGCGGCTTGAAAGACTTTCTTGCGGTCTTTAACTCGTAGCGTACTTGGATCGCGCAAGGTGACAGTATTGCCCGATGGGAGCGTAATAACTTTAGACATGGTTTCCTTCCAGCTTTGCCTTCACGAAATAGGGTCTGGCGGGCAGGGAAGGCGGCTGCCCGACAGACATCTAGTTTACGCGCTTACTGAAATGTTCCGCTTGGGAGCGCGTTCTGTAAGGTGAACTTAATTGGAGAATATCCAGCCGTTGCACCAACATCGGTGGTATTTCCAAGACCTTCAATATCAACCGTAACTTCGACATATTCCGCGTTACGCTCAATAGCGCCCATTACATAAGCGCCCTTGGAAACGGTGAACTGAACTTGGGTTGCAGTTGCGCCTGTTCCTGTTGAGAAGTTAAAGGTAAGAGCTGGCTGAGTGTTGTTGATGTAATTTGTAAGCTGAGTTTCGCTATCCATAACAAAAGTGACCTTGCCCTTTGTTGTCAATGAGCCAAGGAATACTTGGTAAGGAGCTTGGGTATTAGATACTCCCCAAATAGCTTCAGCTTTACGCGACAAGTCCAATGTACCTGTGCGAACGCTACCAACGGTTGTTCCGCTAATTGTTACTGTTCCTGTCCAAACCTGAGTTGGGAGAACGGTAGAGAAGGAAGGTGTTGGCGCGCTTGTGGTTGTTGATGGGAAGCCCATGGCTTTAACGGCGTACTCCAACATTCCGTCAGCATTGAAAGTCAAGCCGAAATCGGTAATTTGAACGCCGGGATAGTAACGAGTTCCCTCTGAGTAGAAGTCAGTAATAGTTAGCGACTTAGGTTGTGCGTCTCCCGATCCGCCGACTGCGTTTTTAAGTGCAATAGCGTGAGTGTAAGGAGCGGTTGAACCTGTTGTGGTTACATCGCCAAGAACGCCAGCAATCCAGAAGCCGATAGTGTCAGCGAATACTGGGCCACCAAAATCAACGGTGCTATTGCGGCGACCTTGAACATAGTTGTAGTTTTCAACCATTGAGCCACGAATACCGGTGTCATACAAAGGAGCAATGACATCAACTGGCTTGAAGGTGTTAAGGGTAATAGGCACAAAGTTAGTTGCGGCTACCGCAGTTCCCTTGGTTGTCTCTAAGGCAACCCCAAGGTAACTTTTGACGGATGGTTGTGCTAGTGTCATTTATTCATCTCCTACTGTTGGGGCTGACTTGGATTTTTTTGCGGGTGTAACATTTAATGCGGTGAAATCATCGGGCGCTTCGAAGGTATCGCCAGGCTTAACCGTGACGGCGATTGACGGAAATACAATTTCGTATTCGCCGTTGTATGTGAAGGTTGCCATTTCTCTCCTTATGCTTGAATCATCTGGGTAACATCAAAACGGATAATCGCCCAAGTCTCTGTGGAAGTTCCATCGTTAGACATTGGCTCACCGTAGCTTGCGCTAATAACTGGCTCTGCGCCCTGCCAGACAAGGTTTCCTGAAGAGTCACCAAATTGGTGATCTGAACGCAGAACGGTCTTGAGGTTGTCCACGACATTATCAAGGTCGTTCATAGCATCCTCGGAGTTGCGCTCCATGGAATGGTGAAAGAGCTGAATAGCAACGGAGTAGTCAATACGCTTCACGCCACTATGCGCGCCACCAATAGCAAGGCGATTTTCGTTTTCGCTTTCGATATGGATAACTGCCGCGCACCGAGAGAGCTGAGAAGGCAGGGCGTTTACCTGAAAGTCAATACGCTTAGGAAACGAGGTAAAGACTTGGTTGATGCCATCTACATTAGGCGGCGCGATAAAGTTCGCAAGTGTTGTGCGAACATCCTTGCGACCCGACATTAGCGAATCCTGCGGTA